ATGAAACCTATTAAAACTGTAGATGGTAGTATTATTGGATACGATTTACCGAAAGGTATGGCAGACCTGCAAAAAAATATTATTACATTACAAAGCCTTTCAGGTACACCTATCGCCGATTTATTGCCTCCTTTGCCTGAATTTCTTCAAATAAAAGAACTGGTTGCATTTCATAATCTTAGTAGTGAATTAATTGGATTTGGTTTGCCTAAAGAGATCAAACAAATTCAAAAGGTAATTTCCCAATTTAAAACTATTTTAGAGATTGAAACTGAAATATCAGAAGGCGAGATTCATTCCGCACTTTTAGAAGCAGAAAGTATTGTCGATACTGAAGAAAATTTTTCATTTAAAGAACTCTTGGATTCACTTTGGGCATTGATTTACCAAGCCTATTTGCAAAATAAGCCTAAAATATTTAAAGTATTATTGTTCATAATGGGAGTTATTATTGATAATGCCATACAACAAGGATTTGATTATTTTTTTACTGATAATCAACAAGAACAGATACTTGAAATACGACAAGGACTTCAGGATATAAAAAAACAAGAGCAGGATATTTTAGAAGAGATAAAATCGCCCAAAAGTGAAAAGAAAGATAACACTCAAAATACGCACGATAATTTTTCTCAGGTTATATAATCTTTTTCACATTTAATTATCAACAAGCATAGTATTTATGACAAACAATGATTTGCTTAATCTTTATAATTTAGAAAAAAGTAGTTATGATACTTATGGAACTTGGCGAACTGCACTGCTATTAGGTTGGTTATTCAATCTTATTCTTAACATAAGTTCTAATTTCTATGATTCTAAAAATGGCATGATAATATTTTGGATCTCAAACTTTGTGTCATTTGTTGCTTTTGTGATTTTGACCGCTCAAAGAGAACAAGCAAACAAGCGAGTGTCGCAAATTATGAAAATGTTATTAAATAAAAACCCATAATATAAGCCCTCATTTGAGGGCTTTATTTTTTCTCTTTTTTCACTTCCACTTCTTCATCTTCCACTTTCAGTTCACATTCAATTTGACTGGTAAATCCACCGTCTGAAAGATTGTGTGTCACTTTGGTGATTAGCCAATTTGTTGCGTCAATTTCGGCTTTAAAGCCTGAAAGCTCAATGGGCGTTTCGGGGATTAAATCGGGTTCGCCAAAGGCAAGATTTAGGCTAAATGTCGCCACACCTCGTTTGAGTTTGTCAAAGGCGGATTTTGCGGCATTGATGGCGGTTCTTTCGCTTGCATAAGTGTGGCGGAGTGATTTTATTTGCGCATTATCACTGGTGATTGGCTCTTGTTGCTCAATAGTGTTGTATTTGCGTTTGCTTAATCGTCTGCCTTTCACTGTGCCATTTTTCAGCGTTCTGCCTTTCGTCATACGCTGTTTTTTCACTATCTTGGTGTTTTCATCTACGGTAATTTCGCCACGTTTGCCTGTGTCCGTATCGTGCCAATACGCCCGCACGGCTTTGTAGTTTTCGCTTTCTGCAATGGAGAAAGTGTAGCTGTCACCACTTTTGCGAGTGATTTTTCGTAGTGGAATCGGCTTGCCTGTGGCGGTTTTGCCTTGTCCTAGCGGCATAAATAATAGCCTGCCATTTTTAACGGTGCACATTGCCCCGTGTTCTTCTGCCAGTCGGCTTAATAGATTAATGTCGCTCTCGTTGGTTTGGTCAATGTGTGCGATAAACGTATTTGCCAGTTTTTTCTCGCACTGGCTTTTGAGTTGGTTTTCTTTAGCGATGGTGTCAATAATTTCGCCTAATGTTTTTTTATCAAATGACCGCTCTTTTTGTTCGGAAAATGAGCCTTTTAAATCAGCCGCTCTTGCTCTGATAGTTAATCGGTCTGCCGACCCTGCACCGCCTGAAAATTGCACTTCATCTACTGAATATTGCCCTTTGTCAATCAATGGCTTGCCTTTCCAACCAAATGCAAGGCTGATTGTGGCATTGCGTGGCGGTAAGGCGAGTTTGCCGTCATGGTCGGATAATTCTAGGTCGAGTGTATCCGCCTCTAAGCCTCGATTATCTGTTAAAGACAAACTAATTAAACGGCTCGAAATCACTTGTGTGATGTCTTGCTGTTTTTTGTCTTTCGTGGTGATCTGCACTTTAAAAGCGGGCGTGCGGTGATTGTCGTTAAGATTTAAATCAAACATTAAAGGCTACTCATTAAACTCTCTGCAATGGCGATTAACATCGGGTCATCAGTGCGTTTTAAGCTCATGCTGAAATCAATCGCACGAGGTGCACCATCGCCAAAAAACTCTGTTCGGGTTTCTTGCACGCTTTCGATCACAAAAAAACCGATAATTTCAAAGGTTGCACCGTCAATCAGCGGAAATGCACCGCCACTGTCTGCCATTAATTCTAGGGCCTTAATGGAAAATCTGCCGCCAGTGATTTCTGGGATTAATCTGCCACTTATCGTGACGGTTTCGCTTTCTTTACCGGTGAATTGTGTTTTTGGCATTGCTCCAACAATGGCATTGGTTGGATGTCGCCAATTTGATGTGCGGTCTAAACTTTGAAAAGGCACGGTTTGCCGAGTAAAAACAAACATACCCAATGTGGCAAGTGCGAAGTTTTGGAACATTATTTTTCTTCCTTAACTTTGACTGTCATTAATGCCAATAAAACATCAATAAAAATAATCCAACCCCACCCGTTAATGTTGTGGTACATCAAAAATGTGGCGTAACCCGTTACAGTAATGATTGACAAAAAATATAAAAAGAAGATTAGAATTGATTTCATGTTCTATCCTAAAGAAAAGTGCGGTCAAAAAATCTCGTGATTTTTGACCGCACTTGATGAATTAGCGAAAGAGAAATGCAATGCCTAAAATCACAAGCAACCAAAAGGTGATGGAAAGAATAAAGATTCCACGCCATACAATATGCCGTGGCATATTTAATAAATAATCAATCAGTTTCTGTTTCATTTCGCTCTCGTGCTTTTTCTCGCCATTGCATTAATTCGGAAAATGTCATTTGCTCAAAGGCTTGTGGTTGCCAGTGGAAGATGATGGCAATGTCTGCCATGGCATCTTCCACTGTGGCAGCAATCATTACTCGGTCGCTTCGGTTTCCACTTCCGAGTTCTTCCCTAAAAAACCGACAGCCGCCGCAGCAAGCTCGGTAAAATCTGCGACTTCCATTGTGGCAAAGTCTGCTTTGTGTAGTACTGGCGATGTCACGCGTGGCAATAACACTTGTAATGCGTCCACATCCATTTGCAACACATCAAACATTTTTAAGCCTTTTAATGCGGGCACAGTTGGTTTATTGACAGTGATTTCCGTGATTTGGTTTTCGCCACGAGTAATAGGGTTGGTTAAGCTAATGATTTTGGTGTTTTCTGTTTTCATTTTATGTTTCCTTTAAAATTCCTCTTTTTTGTAAAGAGAGCAGGGGGATTTAATAAAAGCCCCTTTCGGGGCAAGGTGTGTGTGAATTAAATGCCGATTGCTGCGCGATGCTCTGCGAGACGATCAACGCCACCGACAATGAAAACGGAATTGATTAAGTCAATTTCCACGAGGTCTTTGCCGTTTTCGATGATTTTGTAGTAGGTTAATGGCACAGTGTAGCTTTGTTCGGTGTCATCGCCCGATTTACTAGTGCCGTTATCAATCTCGCCGAAACGACCACGCATGACCAGTTCGATTGAAACCACTTCTTCGGTGTCATCTTGTTGATAGGCTCCCGCAAAACGTAATGCTGTGCCGTCAATTTTTCCGCCAAATTCTTTGATAAGTTCGGTCGTATAACCGCCCATCTTGAATTGCGCTTCCAAGCCTTCTACCCCTAAATTCACTTTTACTGGGCCAAACATTCCGCCTGCGCGGTATTCTTCCAGTTTCATGGCTAATTTGGGTTGGGTGATTTCGGTGACTTGGCCACGGTAAGAATTACCGTCAGCCATAAAATTCATTAATTTGAGTTTACGAGGTAATGCCATTTTTTACGCTCCTACTTTTGCAATGTTTGCGGCAAATTCCACAAGGTATTCATCGCTGATGTATTGGTTAAAGCCAAGTTGTTCTAACGGTGGAACAGGGCAGTAGTCATAAGACACAAGCAATTTTGCATCTTTCAAGGTTGTGGCAGTGTTTAAGTTGGCATTGATAAATGCTTTCCCACCGATTAAATAACCTTGCGCCACATATTCACGCCATTTTGCGTTGATCGCTTCTACGATTTCTTTTACAAGATTCACGGAAATGTCTTTATCCATCGCCCAGTCAAAGGATTGCGCAATGGTGTCTTTCTATACTTGTGCCGTGCGAGTGTAGTTTTCGTAGATAAATAATTTGTCAGCCGAACGAGTGCGTAATCCCCAGAACTTAAAGCCATTGTGATTAACACAACAAGTAATGCCTTGTTCGTTGAGATAGTTCACGTCTGTTGCACTGTCGTTAATATCAAAAGAAAGTGGCTTGGTGACACCCGTTACGCCAGTTAAACCTTTGTTTGAAATTGAAGTATGCCAGCCATATTCTTTGTCTTGATATGCACGCATTGCTGCAGCTCGAACAACGGCATAATCCACTTCGGTTTGTTTGGTGTTTGGGTTAAACGATAAGAAATCACCGAAAATCAGCATTAATTCACGTTGTGAGAAATTGCGACCGTATGTCACCGCTTCTTCTTTGGTTTTTGCTGTGCCACAAGAGGCATACACAAAGCCGTTGAGTTTTTTCGCTACGCTTAAAAGCTCGGTAGTCACATCTTGGCTATCATATTTGGGGATACAGAAAATACGTGGTTTAACGCCACAAACTGCAGCAGACACGAGGAACGCTTTTAAGCCAGTGTAATTGCCTTCGTTATCGACTGAACCGATCACATTGGCTTTCATGGTGCTTTCATCTTCGTTTTCTTCCACACGAATGACGACAACTTTACAATTCACAATGTCCGCAATGCCATCTAGCGCACGAGATAGCGTGCCTTTTTTACCTGCTTTGGCTTGCATTTCGGCAGTGATGCCAGTTAAAAGGGTGGGTTTGTTGAGTGGGAAAACCGATGCATCTGCATCTGGCGCGGTTGCCACTAAACCGATAACTGCGGTGGATGATGTGGTGAGTGTTCGCAAGGCTTCGGAAATTTCCGTTACCTTGACCCCATGGAGATATTCATCTGTCATAATTTTAGCCCTATGGTTTCTATTGGTTAAATAATGTCTTTATTGTGATTGAGAGGATGGCGTAGTGCGAGCGGTTGGCGTTGTGGTATTTAAACTAACAAAGGGTGATTAGGTAGATTTGGATGGATAAAACGGCAGAATTACCCGCCGTTTATCTTAGATCCGATCAGGCCAAGGATCGGATGTTGTCCACATCATTGCGGGCGGTCTTAAGTTTTTTGGGCCAATGTCAGGTATTGCCTCATTGCCTTTTATTTTAGGGTCTGCGTGATAAGGCGTGAATCTCATAAAATTAGCATCGCCTACCCCTCCCACATAAATACCTGCAACTGCTCTATTTGTATCGTCATCATATAAGCTAAATCCACAAGAGTCATCTGATCTAAATCCAAGCGGAATCCCACTTGTACCAATAACTTCAACTCTTCCTGGCTGTCTTGGTAGATACCCTTTTTCGGTTTTACCCAAATAACCAAACAATCCCCATTGAAGACCACCCATATGACATGATACAAGGTTGCCTTGCCTGCGGAATTTAATGTAAGCACCAGGCTTTAGGTTTTTAGTTACAGCATTAACCAAACCTGTATCACCATCTATCACCACCCATTTCTTATCCCGTTTTTGCCATTTCCAGGCTCCGACTCCACCGCCATCTGATGACTCATAGATAGTCCCGTTAGGCTCATTGCCTTTTATTTTGGGCTCCTCTCCTGTTATTTTGTTGCCTGTTGTATCGGGCTTATCAGGGCGACCTCTACCAAGCACAACGGTTATGGCTTTAATATCTCGCCCGATTTGTTCGATGACCTCGGGCAGTTGTTGCAAGAGGCTGTCCATTAGCTATTTTTCCCTTTTTGATAAGCCGCCTTTAAGTCCATTGCTTTTAGGGCGTTAATTTGCTCAATCACGCCATCTAAACTCTGTTTAAATTCAGTCAGTTTAGTGGTTAGTGCCTCAGGCGCACTGCTTCCGCTTTCTTTAAGTTTGCGTAATTCTTCTGCCAGCTCTCTAAACGTGTCTAAATCTGCTGATACCTCACCGCCTAACAGGTCATTTTTAAGTTGGGTTATCTTTGCCTCAATTTGAGCCAAAATCGCTTTGTCTTGCTCGCCTAAGTAAGTTGCAAATTCAGTTAATAATTGTTGGATAGTTTGTGTAGTCATAGTCGTCCTATTTTGTAAGCTATAATTAATTCAGAAAATTCAGGTAAAACAGGTGTACCACAGCCACCAGAAATACCTTTTGATAACGTCACCTTGATAGGTTGTTTTGATTGCAACGATACCGTCACTGCTTGTTTCAACTGCAATTTCACGTCGATAGCCCGTTTACAGTCTTTCATCGCATCATTCCTCTACGCGTTCCGCAGAATAATAGCTATAACGCGTAATCTTTCCGCCACATAGCGTGTCTCGCCAGTTGCTCGTATTCGTGATTTTTAACGCCCAACTTGCGGTCTTCCATTTTGTGTTAGCTAAACGGTCGCGCGTGCAAGTGATTTTGATGTTGTTATCAGATAACGAAATACCATTGCCTTTTGTCAAATGGATAACTGGATCTTTGCTATCAGGCACGATAAACAAGTCAAATTCGCTATCAGCAAAACCTTCTGGTACTTCTTTTTCATCTAGCGTCAGTGTTTCGCTTTCATCGTCGCCAAATTTCCAGTTAAAATTAATGATCGGTTTGTCTTTAGTCATCATGTTTAAACATTGCCCCTAATTGATTTGGGCTAAATCGCCAACCGCTTTCGCTACCGTAAATCGCATTAAAGCACCATTCGCTACAAAAATATTTTGAGCGTTTTTGTTTGATTCCAAGTACGATTCCTAGCGCACCCCACCAGTCGTATTTCTTGCCCGAAGTGCGGTTAAAATAGGCTTTAATTTGCTCCTCAGTGACATCGTTGAGGGGAATTAAATCCCATTTGGTGTTATCGGATACATCAATTTGTTTGCAACGCACGCCGCCATCTTGCACTGAAGATGAGCAGCAGTCATATACTGTCGCATGCTCATAATGATGCCCATTGCCAAACTCAATACGCTCAATAGCAATCTCGCAGTGCGAGTATTTGCCCTTTGTGCAAAATCGAGTAATGCGGTCGGCTATCGCTTTGATTGGCTCTTTGCGCCAGTCGCGTTTCTGTTTGTACATCGCCAAATACACCTTAGCCATTTTGATATGCCTCCATCAAGTTATCCATTTGCTTGATAATGTCATCATGGATTGATTGCAGTTGCTCAAGCGTGAGATTAGGGGCTTTGAGCTCATACTTGCGCATACGTTGGTTAGCTAATTCAACCTGCAGTTTTTCAAGCCCTGCCGCTTGCGTCAAAATAAGATTTGTGGCGGTCTTATTATCCAGTCTCGCACGTTGCGCAAAATCTGAGATATAACGACTGCATTCGCCTTCATAATTTGCTGCTTTAAAGGCTTCTGCTGCGGCTTGGCGCTCACGATATTCGCTTTCAAAGCGTGTCCACGTGCTGTAGATTTTTGCCGCGTGTTCGTCGATATCTGCAGTGAACTTAGTTTGGTTTTCTTGTAGAAGTGCGGTAATTTTCCTGTTATCTTCTACCCATTCTTTACCGTCCCATGAATGCGCGGCTGATGGTGCGCGAGGTCTGCCATAAAACACGCCATCTTGATAGGTAATATCATCGGAATTAATGGCTTCGTATTGCTGATATTGTTCATCGCTCAAGACGAATAATTCATCATCGGTTAGATCGTACAAATGGCGAAAATCACTATCAATCAGCTCAAAATGTCCCAGCTTGTCAATAAGATGCAATAAAAACATTAATACCCCTCCACTTTCACCCATAAATCAATATGTTCATCTTGATTGCCTATATGCCGGATGGTATATAGCCATAATCTATCTTTTATATTATTTTGTCGCTCAAACGCCCAACTTGGTGGCCACCACTCAAATGCTTCCGCCCCGAATGAAAAACTCCTCTCTGATTCGGTTCTAGAAAATGTGGCAGTTACATTGGTAATTTTATTTGGCATTGCTGTCCAAAGGGGAACCGGGATTTCGATTGCTAATCGTTCGCTATTATTTTTAGCCTCAAAGTAAAACCACCATACGCGAAAAGCTTTAAAGTGAATTATTTGTTCAATTTTTCCGTCTGGGTGAATAATAGTTTCCCCCTCCAAGTTGATATTTTTTTGGGTGGCATTATCGAAGCTAGCATTAGTACCTTTAATGGTTTTTGTGTAATTTTTCCGAATAACTGTTGATAATTTTTTATTAAGTTCATTCAACGCAAACTCACTAGCCACTTTGTTTTTCGCAGTACCATTTGTAATGTGTGAAATAGCAGAAGTTTGCACGGAATCATTAATAGACTTACCACTCGATGTTCTTACATCCCCAGCGGAATAAAAGTCGCCATTATGTTCGAAGCCCCAATTTTTACTTGTACCGTTATCTTCAATGAG